AAAGTACCACGGATATCATATTTCTTAGTGACTTCTCCAGCTTTATTTAATTGTTCTACAATCATGTCAGCTTGATAGTCAGTAGGATTAGATAGTCCTGTATTTTCATTATGGTTATTAATGCCGTTCATCCATCTTTCAAAAGAACCACGAACACTAAAGTCAACATCGTTAATAACGGTTATTGACCATGGCTCGAAGGTTCTGTCACCCGCAATCTGTAATTGTCTACCACGAAAAGGAATCATGATAGGACTAATTATAGAAGCAGGCATCTGAGCGCCCTTAACTAAGAAAGAAGTTAATTCAACATCTCCCGCTGCATAACTAGGAAAGTTACAAGTAACTTTGAACATGTTAGCACGAGCACCACCACCAATTAGCTTGGATTTAAAATCATCTACGCCTAAAATTGCCATTTAAATTCTCCCTTATACACCAGAGATTTCAGAGAAATCTACGCCGGTTCTTGTTGCGATAAAGTTAAGATTAATGAAGTTAATAGACCTTGCAGGCTTGATATAAATATCAGCAACAAAACTATTAGTATCAATAACTTGACCTGTGTTGTTAGTAGTATCACAGATAACTGAAAAGTCTGTTACACCCCGACGTCCTTTTACATCACGTAAGAATGGTTCAACCAAGTTTCTGAATTGCGCGCGAGTAAACTCGTCATTGAATTCAAACAGTTGAGCTTCTGCAGCAGTTGCAATCGCTTTCTCCAATACCATGAATAATCGTCGGACATTAATTCTATCGAAAGCCGAAGGCCTAGACAATAAAGTTTTATCGCCAAACAAGATAGTACCTTGGCCCGGTAGTGATACCAGTGGGTTACATCTTGCTTTGTATAGAGTATCTCTATGAGCTTTGTTAGGGTTCCATGCCAACTTAGTAATACCTAGTAGTTGACCCCGATTAACACCAGCTGGTGAGAACCATGCATCTGCTACGTTATCAGTATTAGCACATAGTCCAGCAATGTGACCGGCTGCACCAATCCAACGATATACATCATTGTATTTGTCATACACATATACCGCGCCAGAATCGACAGAAGCATATGAAGTTGAATTTAAACCATCTACCCAACCTTTAACTTCGGTAACGGGTGATGTTTGATCCCTAGAATCTTCAATAGGTGGTGACAAAAAGGCCATACAATCTTTTCTAGCATTCACTAGAGTAATAAGGTTGGCTGCAATTGTGCTTGCACCATTAGCATCTGGATATGCAAACAATAAGTTCACATCAACGTTAAGAGTATCTGCAAACAACTGCATACCAGTGTCGATTTCTCCAGCTGTAGGTACATTATCATCAGTACCACCAGTTAGCGAATTATCAACGGCTGCTGTAACTGTTGTATATGCAGTAGTAGCAGAAATTGCATCACCAGCATCAGTTAATCCTGTTGGCAAACCGATATGTCTAATGTATGCAGATCGTGCATTAATCACATCTTTATAGTAGTTAGAAGTTCCGTCAGAACCTTTAGCATCAGAACCTTGTGAAAGGTATTCAAAAGTTTCTAATACGGTTCCTGCTTTACCAGACCATGCGCCAGTTAGATCAACTACTACAATATGAAGTTCATCTGCAGCTGAACCCTTTCCAGCATCTACTGCATACTGTGAAGTACCCGGTACTCCTGGAAATGAACTCGCGTAAGTCCATGCTGCCCATGCAGTTGCATTTGCCGGACATACTGATATTTTAAGACTATTACCTAAGACTCCTGGGTATTTAGCTACCCAAGCACCTTCGCTAATGCCTGTTAAGTTTTCGTAATCTGTATCATTTCCTACAAAGAGTCCACCACCACCTGCTGTAGCATTTACGTGCCCAGTTTTAGTTCTGACTACCTTGAGAGCTTGACCATACTTTAAAAATGATGCTGCCGTAAGAAAATGTTTATATGTGTATGAGTCTGGTGTTCCGAATCTTGCTGCTAGTTCTTTCTCTGAAGTTACAGTTATAATCTGAGCTACCGGTCCCCAATTAAATGACCCAGTTGTCCCGCCTATAGAAGTAGATACTGCAGGTACTACACCTGTTGCATCAATTTCTTGGACCTGAACTCCCGGTGATACTTGAAATGCCATCGCTTTATCCTCTCATTGAGTTAGTTAATATGTTGTTCATAATACGAATTTAAATCCGCATTTTACGAATTTTCAATACTATTATTTATAAGTACCCACATCCTATCGTAACAACCGATCGAATGCCTCGTCTTCAAACCATAGATTATCATCGCCCAACATTTTCTCTCCTTTAGGAGTCTCATCAATGTCAGGTGTAAAACCAAATGGCAACATATCATCTTGTATTGCTTTTAATCTTTCCTTATATAACATATCTTTCATATTGATATCTGATATGCCTTCGAATATGTCTGTAGTAACAAACCACGCAAACATAACTAAATTCATCATTAAATCGTCGTGGTTAGACCCTACTGCTTGATATGATGTGCCTTTACTTACAAAGGTACTCATTTCTATAATAGTATTAGAATCTTTGATAACTAGCTTACGCTGTTCTATTAAGTCCTTTATAGTAGAACAACCAATTCTTTTAACTCTCTTGGTCATTGTTGCACCCAGAGCATTAGCCTTAATAGATGATTCTACAAACATATTCTCGTATTCTAAATCATAGTATAGACCGTTACAAACTACACCACCTTGGTCATTACTTTCCACAATCACATATGCTTCATTATAGTAGTTAGCATATTTATATATTAGATCGGGTAGTAGTAGAGGTGATATGTTATTATCCCTAAAACAACAAACCTGCTGAAACGGTCTTTCCGAAACATCAATAACATTAAACGTAGAGTAATCTTGACCTCTTCCCTTTGCAACATCTACTGTCATTATATAGTCGTGGTTTTGTTTAGGAGAATCATAAACCCATATGTTCTCTTTATATTCAATAGGTTCTACTGACTGCTGAGCTAGTAAATGGTTAGCATCAATTAGAGTATTACCTCGTCCATGGAATGTATTACCAAATTCTTGTTCAAACTGTAAGGCAGATGTATTAGAAATCGTCTGACGTTTCCATTCTGCATCACGTCCCGGGACATCCCACCAGTCTACTCTAAAAGGTTTATATTCATTGGTTGACTGAGAAGCACCTTCCCATATCTTATGGTAGACATTACCAATACCGTTTGCTGTAGATGTAATAATTACCTTAGTATCTTTACCCGATGAAACCACTGGGTATGTAGATGTATAGAATTGTGCGTCATTCTCTACAAATGCAAACTCGTCAAGGAATAGTAAGTTAATAGAGAGACCACGAATGGAACTACCTGATGTAGCCGCGGCCATTATCTTAGAGTTATTGGAGAATTCAATAGAACCTTTATTCAATGCTTTACAACCGGGTTGTAAAAAGAATGGTAGATTCTCAAGCATTAATGTTACTCTAGCTAACATCTCTCTAGCAGTAGCGCCCTTGTTAGCGAGAACTGCGATATTCTTTTCTGGGTGGAAACACGCAAACCACAGTAAGTAACCTACTGATGATATTGATTTACCTGATTGTCTGCATGCTAAAACAATAGAGAATCTATTATCATTGAAGTGGTTAAACATCTTTTCTTGATATGGGTATAAGTCAAACGGCACTAATCCCTGATCAAGTGAAATTACTTTCAGATAGGTACAGGCAAAGTATGCTGGATTGTTCATGCATTTAGCATATTCCAGTACTTCTTCTTTAGTGAACTGTGTTTCTACGCCGTCCCGTTTTACTTGAGGATTACCTAGATAGCCAAATTCGCTATTCTTTATCCTCTGCATGATTTATAATCTTCTCATTTTCTTTGGCTAGTAGCCTTTGTAGATCGGTAGTAGAACCCACGAATACATTATTATTAGTGACCTTTGATTGGTCTTCCTTTTCTTTCTCTTCTTTATTTAATTCTTTTTTGGCTTTTTGCAGACTCATAAGCTTATCAGTAGTATCACCAATGTTCTTAATAGCTTGGGATAGTACTTCGAATGCTCGGGGATGTTCGGACTCTCTTGCAAGTTCAGCAAGTATATCCAAAGAACCTACACCAGTATTGATCAAATCTTTATATGTCTTCCTAGAGAACTCATAATCATCTTTTATGTCTTTGTCTACGGCCAGAGGTTTTGCCTTACTGACTGTAGGTAAGTTACTCTCTAAAGATGCTTTAAGCTTATCTTTCTTATTTTCCATAATTATATCCATAACAATTAAGTAATCGTGGTAGTTACCGAGTAATCGTCATCTTCATCTGCAGTAGATGGGCTTATGTTAAGTGTCATATTCTCTAATATATTTACATTAGATGGATCGCCATTCAAGTCAACTTCAATGGCTCTAATAACCCCTTGATTACCAGTAGGTCCAAAGAATTTCATCTTCATAGTAAAGTCTAGCTGATATATAAGAGCCCTTCGTGTTAACATATCTCCTTCATAATCATCCGAAATATTAACACCAGTTAGTATAATAGGCACATCTTGTTTATATGCAAACCCTTCTACTGGTGAAATTGTAACAGTGTACTCTGGCTGAAAGTATGGTAAGATCTGCTCTACTACTTGTAGACCATCATCTTGATTCTTGGCCATAACAAATAATGATACATTAATATTATATGCTACTTGATGCTTAATTGTCTTCTTCTTAGTAACATCTGAAGCATGGGCCTCTGTGATAGTATTTCTTTTGCCTAGTTTCTGAGTTGAGTCAAGTTCTAATGACGCTATTTCAAAGGCCATTCTGGGGAGTTTCATTGCCATAGAAGCATCAGCACCCGATGATTGATCAAGCCTTGCTAGAAACTTCTGTTTAGGTCCGTATGATAGTGGAACCTTAATCTGGTTTAATACAGTACCATCAGCTTTAGTTCTAATAACATTAATATTATTAAAGATAGTACCAAATACTGCAACGGCCTTTCTCATGGTAGAGTGATAGAAATGATTACCGAACATTAGTATGTCTCCGATGGGTCGCCGAATGGATTACTTTCAGTAAAGTCTAAGAATCCGTCAGCTTCTAATTCAAAGGCATAGTTCTGTGATTGTCCATCTAGTGCGAATGAATCTACATCAGCAACATCTGCGGCATCTGTAATGTAACAAGTATTTGCACTCTCTGCTCCAACTAATCCTATAGTAGGAGATACTGTGAACTCTCTCATTTCACCAGAAGAACCCGTCACACCAACATTAATAACTGTTATAACTGCACTGGTTGTTGATATCTTCTCTACACTAGATACCGTGCCGGATACTATAATTGCAGCACTTACACCGGCAACTGCGGCCACTAATGTCTGACTTACAACTTCACCCTTAGTAAAGTGTGCCCCGGCCGTGACTGAAACATCCAAAGTAGTTTGATATGCCTCTAGTGCAGCAAGGTTATCTATGCTATCAACTCCAGTATCAAACTGTTCTTCACTATACTCAAACAGTGAACAGGTCAATTTATAAACTGGTAGATTAGATAACTGATAAAAGGGTTGTTCATGTTCAACGAATGTTATTTCAAAGAACGAATTGGACATTGGCAGAAATATGATATCGCCTTCTTTAGGCTTATGGACATTCTCTAATGTGTTATTATATAAACCTACTAATCTTTCCCATTGTCGTTTAGATATAATAAAGTTAGCTTCATCTCTAATTTCTAAACCGAACTTTTGATATAAGTCACCAGCACCCTCAAATCCGTCTTGATTCTCTATATATGCCTCAATCAGATAGGCATCATCAAACTTAGACGCAGGGTCTTCACCCAAAATCGTATCGCGTTCTACTAGACTTCTAGGGATATAATAGACATCTTGTCCAAAGATTTTCAGTGATTCGATAACCAAGTCTTCATATAGACTTTGCTCGGATCTTACTGCCTGACTGAAATATACATTTCTTGGCATGGTATTATCCTATATAAAAATCGACTGGTTGTTCCCAATTCAATCTGACTTCTTCGGTTAATTTTTCAAGTTCTTCCTTGGCATCATCAAAGATTTGTCGGCCATTGAATTGTACACCACCAGGCATTGTCATACCCTCAAACTTTAATAGGTTCTGACCCCACTGCTGTTTAATAAGAGCAGTAGCATAACGCTTTAAGTAATAGTCATTCCATACATCACTGAAGGTGTCTGGATCAATAATTCTATAACATTCAACAACAATATACTGGCCTAATGTAACTTCAGTTAACCAGTCCATATCAATTCTTAACTGATTCTTATGTCTTTCAAATGATATGTGTTTATCACCCGGCCCCATCATTCCATCTAAGAGTGACATCCATTGTTGAGTCATAGAGTAGTCTATTAAAGAACCTAAGAAACCCATGTCATATACGTCATTTAAATGAATCTGATATTTAACATCAAAAAGATTATTTGTTGAGGTAGTATCATTAATAGGCATTACTCTAACTACGTCTGTAATTAGAGTATTAATAGGAATATAACCATTGGTGATATCTGCAGATGTTACTTGATGTTTTAAGTAAATCTTTTCAATAGCATCGGCATGATAGTGCTGATAGAACTGAAGAGCTTCGTCTACTCTATCGCCCACTTGGTCGTCATCTACATTAATTTCAACCACAGGAGCACCGAGGCTTCTGAGGCAGTAATCTATAAATGTTTGTCTTGTATTTGGTTTAGCCATATTACTATTTATACCTTAATGTTTGTTAAATCCACGATTGTATTCCTTAAATTTAATTAAATTTTAGTCACCTTAAGTCGCGGTGTAAGCATTACCTGCACTGACTGCTGAATTAATAGCTGTCATGTCTTCACCCTCCCAATCAGTAAGCGCTACCATAAGCTCAAGATGCTCAGTGTTTCGATCCACACAAAACTGTCGCTCCAGCGCGTCTTCGTCTGCCATTTGTTCGCCAGCAATAACAGCGTTTATAAGCTCAATGCTGTCTTGCGATCCAGCGTAGTGCTGTGCGCGTTCTTCTTCTGTGCGTATATTCATAACTTTTCCTTAAATTTGTCTGGTTAGCCCAGATACCTGTATTTTATAGTTGCGATAGTAACGTCAGTCGCTGACTCAGACTCACGCGTGTTTTCTACTGTTACCTCGTAGTTATCAGAGGCTCCCACCTTTGACAGATGGTAGTCATAGAGACCGCTGCCTTCATGACATTCGATCTTAT